GCTTCTCATGGAGAGCTAGCCGTCGGTCCATTATACACCCCCGTCAACTCGAGAACCAGACGGGGGAACTTCAGCTCCACATAAGAGATCTTCCAAAGTCCCCCCATCCAGCGAACGTACTTGAGATTCTGGACGTTATCCGTTAGAAATCCATCAGCGATAATGCTGATCTGGTTACTGAGGTTAATACTCCCCAGAATCTCATCGCTGCTACCAAAGCGGCGTGCTTCCCGGAAGACGTCGCCATAGTACTGCTTCTCGACTATTTGGTCTTCCCAAATTCCCGGCTCGGTCTGGACCTGTGTAGCAAATCCTATCTCACCGAAGAATTTGGCCATCTATCACGGCTCCGCGACGACGTTACCAGACTCAACCTTGCGCTCGACGACAACAGCCGACTTGGGCTTGGTCAGCGCACCGGAGAGGCGGGTCTCCAGCAGGTAGTGGTACTGGTTGAAGCTGATGTCGAAGTCCTCAGCCGCGAAGAGCTGACCACCCTTGTCCGCACCAATGGTGTAATCGGACATGTTGACGATGATACCCAGAGCTTCGAGCTCGCCATTCTTGGCGGAGGTGCGCTTGAGACCCTTCATCAGCGGGACCTTGACGATCTTCGAGACGCCGATGTAGTCAGCCAGCTCAGCAATGGTGCGGAACTGACGGTGACCCATCTTGTCCTTCAGCAGGAGCATCTCGGTGACGAGACGAGGGTCAGCAAACCACGTCGGGTTACCAGCGCCGTCGTAGTCATCCAGAGCGCGGACCATGGAGTCCAGGATGTCGTCGACGGACGTCTCCTTGGCCAGGACAACGCGAGGAGCGTAGAGGCTGTCCTCCTTGTAGATCGGGCGGATGCAGTCCTCCTTGATCTTGTCCTTGGAGGAGACAGGTCGACCATCACCAATGAGGACGGCCCGACCGAGCTCCTCCTCAAGCATGATCTTCATCTCACCGCGGATCCAGGAGACGACATCAAAGTCAGTGATGTCCAGGATGTCGTCCCTATCCAACCTCTGCTTCTTATAGATGGTGGTCGGCGAGGTGGTACGCTGCAGAAGCGTGAAGACCTCGTCTTCCTTCTTATTACCCTTGATGTAACCCCGGGCACGGGCCTCGTCAGCAGTAATGTCGGCGAAGCGGGTGCGAATTCGGGAGAAGGGTGAGTGCTTGGCAGCACCAACAACGGAGTCGACCCAATCGGTCTTGCGCTTGATGAACTCCGGAGTAGTCCACAGATCCTTTGCATCCGGGAACAGTGTCTCGATCTGCTTGATGCCGTAAGCATCAGCGTGAGCCAGGATGGCCTCCTTCAGGGAGCCGCTGGAGCGAGCGTCCTCGAAGATGGTCTCGACCTGGGCGTGAGTCAGGACGGGGAGCTCCTCGGTGGTAGCGGAGCCCTCAAACACGTTCTTGTGAGCCATAGTATCCTCAGTTGTGTCGGAATGGGCGGTGTCCTCAACCTCGTCGGTCTCCGACTCCTCCGCCTCTTCATCTACGGAATCGACGAGCTGTCCAACGATGGCGTAAACCGCCGTCTTCTGCTCCTCTGTCATCCCTTCGAAGATTTCCCCGAGAGTGGGGTCCTCCTCGTCGCCCTCAGCCTCATCGGCCTCAGACTCCTCCTCGGCGTGCTCGACGTCATCCGTCTCCTCCACCTCGAAGTCCTCATCCTCGTCCTCATCACCGTGAGAAACGAAGTCCAGCTGCTCATCTGTGTAGATGACAGCCTCGATCTCATCGCCGTTGTCGCCATGCTCGATGGAGACCTGGTCGATGAGGGCACCCGGGTTGGCGCCGCGGAGCACCAGGCTCACCTCGACGAGCTCGCCGTGGACAACGTCGTTGCCCCGAGCCCGAACATGGGTGGCGTAGATACTCATCGCCTTGATGTCGCCGTTCTTGACCATCTCTCGAGCGGTCCGGCCACGATCGGTATTGTTGAGGTGGGCGTAGGCGTAGACGCCGTCCTCACGAACCTCAAGGTCGGCATGCCCGAGGACGTTCTCGACGTCACCGTGCTTGTGCTGCCAGACCAGAGGTACAGTCTTCCCGTCGTACGCCGCGAAAGCCCCGTGTCGGATTACCTTGTTATCCGAGCACCGAACATCGTTCTTCGTGGCGTAGCCAGAGAAATCGCACTTAACTGCCATTTTGACTACTCTCCATCAGTTCGGAAATTGGTACCTCCGATGCAGGGACGTCGTCGACCGGCTCTTCGCCAGGCGGCTGTTCCTCGCCCATCGGATTGATGTTGGAGTTCACCAACTGGTTTGCCGTCTCATCTTCAGATTGGGCCCAGCCGAACTTCGGACGAAGCTCATTGGCGGTACCAATCTCGTTGCGCTTGACGGAGTCGACCAGCTTGGACATCTCCTCCAGCGGGACGTTGAGGAACGGATCCTCGATCGCCATGATCCGCTGTCGCTGCGTTCGGGCAGTCTTGGTGAGGAAAGTCCTGGTGATGGCATCCGTGATCGCCTTCAGAACTGGACGAACCGTTCGGTTCTGGTAGTTCAGCATCTGTCGAGCATCGGCCTTGCCGGTGAAGACATCCTCGGTCATTCCGAGCTGGTTGTACAGCTGGGTGGTGAGCCACTGAATCTGACTCATGAGGTTATTCTCAGAAGGTCGGTTCAGCTGAGTGATTCGCTCTGCACCATCGGTGTAAGCGATACCATACTGCGACCCAGCGAGCTGTTCCTCAATCGCCTTTCGTCGTGCCTCAGCCTGCTGCTTCTTCAGCTCAGTCTTGACGACGTATGGAAGCTGAATGATGATGTCCAGCTTACCAGATCCGGACTGCTTATCGATGGCATCCAACAGGTGGAGCTTCTGCGTCAGTCGCTGCAGCGTAGAGTTCGGAGCATTCATCACGCTGTACAGAGGATTCTGTACGACAGCAACAAACTCCTTCTCTAGAGTCAGCTGTTCTCGCTGTCCAGTTTGGTCGTTATAGACCTCAACTCGAACATGGCGAGGATACCAGTTCAGGATTGTGCCGACTCGCATAGACTTGATGTCATATCCCTGAGTCAGATCTGGGCTGACATCTGTATCTACCGGAACGATCGCTACAGCGCCCTCTTCGAAGAGCGTGAGTACCAAATCCTGGAAGAATCCCTGACCGGTCTGGTCGATGTTGGCGCTCAGAGACAGGCAATCATCAAGGTAGCTACGGTAGTAGCTCTTGAGGTTGCCATTATCGTCAGTCTTGACGTGTCGAATAGGAACATTCGATACATCGATAGCAATCTGGTTATAGATGCTCGTGACGATTGTCTGGTCGCCGACGACAGGTCGGTAATTCAGGTTTGGATTACCAAATGTCCACGAACCGTACTCCGGTGTGAAGTTCTTCTTGTCCGGGGATTTTGAAAACGCATTCCATGCGTGAGCTAGTCGATCACTAAGACCCATTTCACCTCCTCGCTCATTCGAATGCCTCCTTGTTGATCTTGTATGCCACGAAGGCATCCATCAGAGCAGCTACTGAGTCGATCTTCTCTTCCGAGCGTTTCTTCAGTAGCTTCCGGTTTCCGTTGGTATCCTCGAGAGTGACACAGTTCCCCATAGTAAAGGACATGAGTTCCTGGTCGAAGATAAGGAGTCGTTCGGAGGCCAGCTTCTTCAGCTCCCCGAGGGGGACTGATTCAGTCCTAGCACCCTGAATAACCTTCTCGATACCGTACGGTCCGTTCTCCTGCTCCCACCTGGTTACGAACTCCTTGGCGTTGTAGGGGTCGAACCCAAATGCCGAGACGTCGTACTTCTGTTCGTCGATGTAGAGGTCGAGATCTTCATAGACCTCCATCATATCCAGGACGGTACCCTCCATGACTCGGAGGCTTCCTTCTTGGATGAACTCGTCATACTTCTGGCGTAGAGCACCGGGCAACTTCATGAGCGTCAGCTCAGAGATGTATGCCAGCGTCTTTACACCGAAAGCCTGATTCCTGAGTGGAAACAGGAAGGTGAACGCACAGAAGTCATCACCCTGGGACAAGTCGGCGCCCATAGCGCACTGCATGTTCCAGAAGGTGTTCTTCCTATGCGGGATTGTCTCCTCGTAGGTGAAGAAGTAGGTGTATCCCTCCATGGGGATTCCGAACCTCTTGGCGAGGATGTCGTTTCGAGCTGCCGGAGCTTGTTCCATACGCTCGACGTCCTGCTGGTACCGATCATAAGAGACAGTGATGCCGATGTTCGGCTGGGCTTTCACCCACATAGCAGGATCCGCTACTTCCTTGATGTCGTCAAGGCGGTAGTAGAAGATTGAGATGTGAGGGGCGATGTATTCACCCTTCAGGATTTTGAGCAACTCCATCTTCATGGTGTCGCCAACCGCATTGCGGATGGTTCCTTCAGATGAGACGGCCAGAATGACCGGGTCATCAATCTTCGAGGCACCCTGTTCGAGAGCACCGACGACGTCCTCACGAATGTCGCCGGAAAGCCACTCATCCACCGTGCAAACCTTGGGTCGGAGACCCTGAAGCTTGTCGATGGACATGGGGCGAACCTCGAGGAGGGATCCGGTGAGGAAGTTCTCCACACCCTTCTTTGTAGCAACCAGCTTCTGGCGGTTAGCCCTCGCGCCGGTTGTATTTTGAATGGATCCCTCAGTCAGGAACTTATACAGCGGACCTCTGGCACGGGTGATTGCAGTCCTGAATGGGCCCATCACCTCTTCAGCCTGCTTCATGGTCGGGGCCGTAGCAATCTGATGTGTCGTTGTAGTGTCAATCACCATGAAGTAATTCTGTATCAGCGACATATACATCGACTTCGCCGCTCCACGAGCAACGATCAGATACTGCTTGATTGTTAGGCGCTTCTTTACTGTTTTGGTCTCGTATCGACCGCCGACTCCATCCTCATACGGGACGAAGACCTGGCGATCCTCGAAGTAGTACCAGCCAAGGAGCTGTTCGGCCCAGAGCTTGAAGCTGTCGAGCAAATGGAGGTCGGCTCCGTCGGACAGCGTGAGCTCGTTCTCGCAATAAGCGATAAATCCCTCTACAGCTTTGTCGTCGTAGTAATATTCTGGGTTTGCGATAAGAGCATCGATACGATTCATCTCGCATGAGATCTCTTCGCATACCGGAATCTCTCCTCGGACGACTGCATCTCGAAACTGCCCGTAGTATTTTGGTACTGCGGTGTTCGAGAGCATTACTTAGCTGTGCTCCCAGGGTTGCGCGGGTAGCGCTTCTTCTTGGGAGAAGGCTTGGTCTGCTTATACGACTTCGGCTTCTCGATCTGCTTTGGCGTAGACGCCTTAGGTAGCTTCTTACGATCGAGGCCGCCAGTAGAGCTGTATGTCTTATGCGCCTCTTCGGCGACAACTGACGCAGCCTCTGCTGCTTCCTTAGCCTTTTCTGCCGCTTTCTTGAGCGTCTCTCCGGCTGACTTTCCGGTCTTACCGGGATCGAACGACTTATCAAAAGCCGTCTTCATAGCCTTGGTTGCGGCGTACGTTCCAGCCTTAGTCAGAGAGTTCTCGAGGATCGACCGAGTGACCTCACGACCTCGAACCAGGTGGCGATCGGCCTTGAGCTCCCGATAGCGTTTCTCTTGCTCCAGCCGCTTAATTCGGGACTGAAGCTCGGAGTCGCTGATCTTCTTGTATCCGCGATTTGCGAACTTCTTTCGGACCTTTGCGTCGGCCTTTGCCTGCTTCTTTCCGGCAACTCGAGCGTCATGAGCCTGCTTCGCCTTCTGAACCTTAGCCGCTCCGGTTTGAGCGGTCTTGATGGTTGTCCTGGTTGCATTCGCCGTGAATCGGCCACTCTTCTGGATAGCCTTGATGGTGGCCTTCCGACCAGCGCTAGCCTTCTTGCGGATGACGCCCCATTTCTGGCCTTTTACACCGTGGTGAATGAGGTCTTCTACCTCTGCTTCCCCTCGGTCTGATAGATCAGTCGCCATGCTGCCTCCTCGATCAGCTTCTGGTATGCCGATACCAAGAAGGAGTTCCCCGGTGGGTCGAAGAACAGCTTAACCTTCATGGCGATGTAAGACTTGATTGCCGCTTCGTCGTCGATTGAATCGAAGACAGTCCAAGCGGTATCTTTCTCAATCGGGGTATCGCATTTTGGCCCCAATTGTGCGAGATCCATCCGTGCAGTGTTGATATGCATGAGGATCTGGTCATCGAAGACATCATATCCCGGCATAATGCCGATTGCCTTCTTAGTGTCTTCAAGAATGGTTCCCATTAGATCCTCCAGGGAGCTTGATCATTCGGTCGACGCTCAACAACTCGTGGTGTCAACCTCGATCGGTCTCCGAAGT